AAGAGTATCCAAAAAAAGCTGTGCCTCCATCATAAGATTGATCTAAATGCATTATAGCTGCTATATCAATCATACCTCTTTCACCATCAATATGAGTAAAACCATATCTACCTGCGCATTGAGATTTTTTAAGTTCTTCTGTTTTAATTTTTCTATAAAGACAATGATACTTATTTATTTTTATTTGTAAAATTTTTTCTATCTTATCTACAATAAATTTTTTTTGAAAAGTAAATACACTTTCGTAACAAGGCATCGCTTGCATTCTGTTTCCGTATCTTGTGCTTGAAGGTTGAAAACTACTATGTGTTTTTATATTAATTATTTTTTTCAATATAGATTGATAAGTATCTTTATCAAAAAAATTAGGTTCAATATGTATACTACCTTTTAATATAGAATTTAATTTACTTCTTTCTTTCATATTGACAAATGGTATAACATTCTTTACATATAAGTCAATACAGCATGAATTTAAATATCATATATAGAAATGTTAAAGAAATAAATCCTTATATTTTAAAACATACACTTCCATCTTCTATTTATAAAGAACTACAAACTTGCATAAAACATACAAACAAAATTAAAAAAAATAAACTAGCTTGTTTATTAGAACACTATAATGTGGGACATAATTCTTATCAAGTTTCTATACCTTTTAACTTAATAGAAAATTCTTTCTTACAAGCTTATTTAATTTATTTGGGTGAATACTACAGATGTAAATATGAAAACCTTTCTTTTAAAGATACACAAAGAACTGTTAGAATGCGTAGAAACCAAGACCATTTTGATTCTTATGACATTTGGGTTAACTATGCTAACAAAGGATCAATAAATAACTTACATCATCACAGTGGAAACTTGTCTGGTGTAATATATTACAGTGACAATGTTGGTTCTCCTACATATTTTGAAAATGGTTTTTCATACAAAGGTAAAAAAGGAGACATAATAATTTTTCCTAGCAATTTTAAACATGGTGTAAAAAAACATAAGAACAAAAAAGAAAGAATAACTGTTGCTTTTAACCTTTACTATTCTTAAAATTAATTGGTAAACCTAACATAGGTCTAGCATCAAATTTATTTAATTCAGCTTTTCCATACCCACTATAATTGTAATGAATAAAAATTTGAACACAGTGCTTTCCAGTAAATTTATTTCTCCAATGTTCTAACTCGGATCCAGAATAAATTAACATATCGCCAGGTTCCATATCCATTTTAACACCTTTTTGTTTTGTCTTTCCAGTTGGGTCTACATAAAAAGGCCATGAATCTCCCCCTAAAAAAAGAGTACCGGATATTTCACATGCAGTTCTATCTATATGTCTTTTTAATTCATCTCCTTTTTCATATACTCTTGTATAAGAATAGTTAGGAATAACTTTACAAGAAACTTCTTGTTCAATTAAAGGCTGTACTAATGTTAAAAGAGTGTCACCCGCTGGATCTCCATAAGCACAAAAAGTATGATCTTGACATTGAGAATCTCCAAAATGACCAAAGTCTTTATTGAAAGGAGAAATATATTTTTTTTCTACCATTTTATGAAGAATGTTTCTTTTAAGTAAAAAATACTGATATATAAAACGTGCTATGTTTTTAGGTATAGCATTTTTAAAAAAACAAATTTTATCTTTTTTAAAATTGTATTTTAACTTATTTGACATTTAAAACATTTGTAGGAATAGCTTGAACATTCCAATGTATAAACCTAAATGGATCAACTCCTTCATCTACTGTGTAAAGATGAGGTAAGTAAGATGGAAAAAATATCATGCTACCTGGTTGCACTTTACAAGAAAATTGATTACCGGCTTCGGTACGTTTTGTTCTATCTTTTTCAGGTAAATCAATCATAAATTTACCTGGTCGTGGATTTTCAAAAATAGGATAAGAAGTGTTATCACTGCATTTTAAAAAATAAAAACCAGATACATGTCCATTCCAATGAGTGTGTAAATGATGATGACCTCCTCCATCTTTAGCAAATTCTTGCACCCATAATTCTGTTAAAAATAATTGATGATTTTCTAAAGAGTATCCTAATTCATTAAGAAGATTAAAAGATGTTCCTAAAATATATTTTGAAAGTACATCAAAAGCCGGGTTTCCGATTAAAGTAGTAGAATGATAAACAAATCCTAAATCACCACTCATTTCCTTGGCTTTATTTCTATCTTTAATTTGTTGTTTCATATTTTTTTTAGAGTTTTTAATATAAGGATCAGATGCTTTATTTAATTTGTTAACAAATTGTGGAGCTTCTCCTCTCCAAATAGGACTAGGAAAAAGATGGTCTATGTGTAATAGTTTTGTAAATGGTTTTTCTTTCATTTTTTTATTAGTTTATTTATTTCAGGTAAATAAATAAATTTAAGTTTACTCCTTTCAAATAATTCTTTCAAATCTTGCATAGTTTCTACAAGGACTTCCCCTGGAAGATTTAAGCTAGTGTTTATCAAAACAGGAATTTTTGTCAAGTTGTTAAAGTTTTTAATTAAATTATAGTAATGTAAATTATTTGTTTTTTTAACAGTTTGTATTCTAGAATTGTTATCTTTAGCCACACCTGCTTTTAATTTTTTTTTACATTTAAAAACATACATCATATGTGGCGATTCTTTTATTGACATGTCAAACCAATCTTTAGCTTTTTCTTGTAACACTGAACAAGCAAAAGGTCTAAACCACTCTCTTTTTTTAATTTCATTTAATTTTTTGTGAGCATCTTTATGCATAGGGTTCATTAACAATGATCGATTTCCTAATCCTCTTTGACCTTGTTCGCTTCTAGATTGAAATATAGCTACAGGATTATCTATTAATATTTGTGCTACGTCTTTAGGTTTAACACTTATTATATTATATTTATTAAATAATTTAGTGTCTAAATTTTGAGGAATGCCTAAATATATTTGATTATTAAATATAGAATTATTTAAATAATAATTTGCAAAACCTAAACTTAAACCAAAGTCCCCATTAAAAGGATCACAAAATACTTTTTTAAATTTATTAAGTAACTTTGAGTTATATAAAATGTTTTGAGCACAACCACCTGTAAACATAATTTCTTTTTTTATATTCCATTTATTAATAAGACTATTCATAGAGGTTTCAAATTCTATTTGAATTTTTTTAGCTCTAGAATCGTGTAAACTCCAAGCCATTGTTTTTCCGCAAGCATGCATATCTTCAAAATGTTTTTTACTAAAATCTTCGTACTTTAAACCAATTTTATTTTCTTCAGTAATTAAATGTTTTTTTTCATTATATAAACTTTCTCTTTCTATTTTAAATGTGGTTACATTATTTAACGGTGCTCCTGCTCCATCAGCAACTAATGTATTTTTTATTTTTGTGCCCCACGTTAAAGCACAATAGGCATGGTATACGTGATGATTGTGAATTGAAGAATATATTATTTTTTTATTTTTTAATTGTTTAGTGTTACGTATAACATCTTTCCACAAAGACACCCAATGATCACAGTTTAAGGTGTATGAAATTAAAAAAATATCAAAGTCTATTTTTATTAATTCTTCTATTAAAGATTTTGTAGGAGTAGCAAAATGTTTAAATCTATTATAACGATCAATTTGTGTATGAAAAACAATTTTATTATTTTTTATATATGTAACACATCCATCATGTCCTACATGAATAGAAATTATTTTTATCATTTATAAGGCTGACCTACATTCCAATTCACTAAAGAATAACGAGTTCCTTTTGTAACAGGTGTAACTCGATGATAAATAAAAGCTGGAAAAACAATTATACTTCCTTTGTTTTTCATTTCTTTAGGAATTACAAAATCATTTTTTTCATTTCCTCTAAATTTAAAATCTCCAAAATAAAATTCTAAGTCTCCTCCTTTATAATCTTTTCCGTCTGATAAAGATATTACAGCAGAAAGTTTTCTAATTTTATTTTTTATATTTGTATTAGTAGTATTGAACGAATCTTTAAACATATCATAATGCCAATCATAGTGCTTTCCTTTTTTATATTTTGTAAATTGGCAGGCTTCACTAGCATCCCATTGAAAATTCCAACCTGCATTTTTATTTGCATCATGAATATAAGGATGTAATTCTTTATAAATCCAATGATCACTTAAAAAAACTACTTCAGAATTTCTAATTTTACTACTTTGTTTATGATGTTTTTTATTTCCAATAAGTGCTTTTTGAGATTGAAGTGTTTTACAATGTTTTATTACATCATCACAGAATTGATGTGGAAGACTTTTATCGTAAACCCAATAGTAAAATTTAAATCTCATTTAGAGGCTCCACTATCATAAAATAAATTACCAGCTATTGATATTCTAGGTTTATTGGACGTGGTAAAAGGATATACACAATGATATAAATTAGATGGAAACATAAGGATAACTCCCTCTTCTTCTTTTGATATTCTTATTCGATAATTTTTCATACTACCCACAACACTATTATATATAATTTCAAAACAAGAAGCATATTTTGATTGATTAGGATTACCTGTAAATTCTTTTTTTATATCATAAGGTATTTGAATAAAAGCAACATAACTATATAATCCTTTATGGTTATGGTTGGGAACATACTCTCCTTTTTTTTGAATATTAACCCAAGGTTTACCTGGTTTTAAATGTAAGGGTTTAGTTAGCATTTCTCTTGAAACAGCGTACTCAGAAAAACTTTTTGTATACTCACTAGCTAAAGTTAATAAATATTCATTCCATTTTTTTAAATTTTGATTTAAATAAAAATGATTAGTTGTGTCTTTACCAGTAACTCCTGAAATCATTTTTTTATGTGTTTTTGTTTTTATAGAAAGACATTCTTTTTTTATTGTATTAAAAAGCTCGTTAGGCACTCTATCAACCACGTACCCATAGTTAGGAAACATTACTGTTTTTATCATCTGTAATTCTTTTTTCTTTCTATTTTTTATATCAGAAATTAAGCATTTTTCCAACTAGATGTGTCTGGATCCCAATATACAGAAACATCTCCATTTACACCACCCCATCTATTATTTTCTTGATCCCAAACAGCGTTATATTCGTCAGCATTTACAGAAGGATCTGCTACAGGAGCAACCCAATTATTTTTAGCATCACTCCATACCCAATTAGAATAAGGTTTTTGACGTACAAAGACATCATTAACAGGATCATATATTGATCCTTTCGCTGCGTATCTTTTTCTAAAGTTATGATTATAAGAAGTTTGTTTCCAGATACCACCACCGAAAAGTTTTTTACAATGAAACTCTCCGTCTTCGTGCATATCATGTTGTTCAATTGTGCCATTAGCTGCAGGTATATCATTTCCTACAACAACAACTCTTTTAACAATATATTTTTCTTCTGTTGTGAAGCCTGATGGGTCGGTTTTTAATTCTAATTCAGCAAAGTGTGCCATGATTTATAAAACCTCCTACGCGTCGTCTATCTCTTCATATGATACAAAATAAGATAAATCGTTTGCTGCACTAGCTGTGAATGCTAGTATATCAGTTTCATCTAAGTAGATTGGTGATTCTAAAAAATTTAATGTTGCGTCAGCTGGAACGTTAATTGTATTTCCAAGCTTTACATAGTTTGATCCATTATCAACACTTACTTCAACTGTTATTGTAGCAGCATTTGTTCCATCAATGTTAGCTATTAAAATTGTATTTACTTTTACAAGTTTATCTGCTGATACGTCAATAGCAGTTGTTCTACTTGTACCTGTTAAATCAGCGGTAGCGTTTTTACCGTTTATCGATGTTACGTTTACTATATTTGGTGTTGCCATAATTTATTCTCCTTTTAACCGAAAACGATCGCCATTGCAATACTTTTTCCTGTTGTTGCTACTGACGCTCCATTTGCTTGAATTGTACCTGTGCCTTTTGGTACTAGGTTTATACTAATATTTGAATCATCACCAGTGGCTGAAATAGAGGGATTATTGCCCGTAGCAGCGTTTGTAATGTCCAATTGATTAACAGCTGATGCAGTTGTTTGAAATATAAGTTGTTCATTTCCATTTTCATCACCTATAAAATGAGCATCATCTATTAAAATATTGTGTGAATTAGTGTCTAAATTACCACCTAATTGTGGTGTTGTGTCTGATGAAATTTCTGAAAGTCCTAGCGATATTTCTACAATATCAGGATTAGTTCCATCATTAGCTTTTGCAACAATTAATTTATCACCTTTATCTGTAGAAGAAAAAGTTACAGAACTTCCTGATCCTGTTATATATTTAAATTCAACCGTGTATGCACCAGAACTAGAATTTCTTAAAAAATAAAAATTTTGTACATCAATAGGTATTGTAACGACTGCATTACCAGATAATGAACCTGTAAATTCTATTGCTCTATGTGCAAGAGTTGCACCAGTTGATCCATCAGAAACTCCGAGATCTACCGTTCCACCACTTGTTAATGCTTGTTGTGTAAAACCACCAGCT